GCGCACGACGCGCAAAGCGCCTCTACGTGGCTGCTGGTCGAGCTGGTGACGACGTGAAGCTGAGCCTGCAGGTCCTCGGCGAGCAAGAGGTCGCGCTAAAGCTCGACCGCGCCGCCCTGGCGGCCTGCTCCGGGCCGAACCTCGAACGCGCCCTCGTAGCCGGAGCTCTGCTGCCGCTGAACGTGGCGAAGGGCATGTGTCCCGTGCTGACCGGCAACCTGCGCCGCAGTCTGCACATCGGCGGCCATGCGCACGAGTCCGGCGGCCTCTCCAACACGACCGGCACCGACGTCGGCGGCAACGGACACACGGCGGCCGGCGCCGTGATCCTCGTCGGCACCAATGTCGAGTACGGCCCCTATGTCGAGTACGGCACGAGCCGCATGTCCCCGCAACCGTATCTGCGCCCCGCCTTCGACGGCGCCGCCCCGGTCATCACCGCCGAGATGGCGCGCGCTATCCACCTCATGCTGGCGGCCGCGCTGTGAGCCTCGAGACCGTCATCCGCGCCGCCCTGGCCACGGGCCTCCGCATCACCGTCAACGGCGTCAGCGAGGGCGCGCTGCCGCAGGGCGCCGTGCTGCCCTGGGTGACGTATAACCGCATCGACACACCGCGCGTGCAGGCTTTTGGAGCGGGCAGCCCGGTCGTCGCCTCGAAGCCGCGCTTCCAGCTCGACGTCTGGGCGCTGACCGAGGCTAGTCGCGATGCCGTGATGCTGCTCCTCACCAGCACCGCGCTCGCCATGCCCTACGCCGTGACGGTGGCCGACCAGGGCCACACGCAGGAGCCCGTGACCGGCTACTGGCGCGGGCGACTCGATGTGAAGGTGCTCCATGCCGGGGCCTGAGACTCCGCAGGTCCTGCTCCAGCTCGCCGCCGCGCGTAGCGCCATCGACGCCGCGATCGGCCTGCTGGCCGGGCCGCAGTTGGCGATGCCGGCAGGCGTCGAGAGGCCGCCGGGGCCCTGCGCACACCCGCGCACGCAGGCGACCATGGGCGGCAACCGTATGTGCCTGGACTGCGGCGAGCAGTGGCACGAGACGAAAGGATCGCGATGAGCAAGAGCTACGTGGCCCTGGTCGGGCTGCGCTACCCCGATGGGCCGGAAGAAGACCGTAAGGCGCTCGCCGGGGAGCCCTACAAGGAGGTCGTCGTCAAGGCCGGTGAACCTCTCGTCGGTGTCAGCGAGGCCAACATCGAGGCGTACCTCTCGATGGGCCGCCCGGTCATCGAAGAGGCGGCCGTGAAGTCCCGCGCACCGAAAGCGGTGAACAAGCCATGACGATCTACGACAGCAAGGACATCGGCTACCTGTTGGCCGGCCCCTGGAACCTGGCCGGGATCAGCAGCAAGCTCGAGGTCGGGACGGCCAATCCCGTCACAGAGACCACCGGCTTCGGCGCCACGGCGGCGACGTTCGCCCAGCCCGGTGTCAAGAGGCATGAGATCACCGGGCACGAGAGCTGGTACGACGACGCCCTGTACACGACCGCGTCGGAGATGGTCGCTCTGACCGCCGGCGAGCACGTGCTGATGCTCGCCCACGAGGGCAATGCGCAGGCAAAGAAAGCCTACTGCGCCGGCGGGATCCTCTACGGGGGATTCCAGACCATCATGACGGTCGCCGACCTCCACAGGGCGGCGCTGGAGCTGGCGGTCAGCGGCGTCCTCGACGAGGCGACCATCGTCGCGGCCCTGACCTCTCGCGCCGGCGACCTCACCACAGAGGCCACCTACGTCGACCTCGGCACCACAGGCGGCGGCACCACGGGCGGCAACGCTTACCTCGCCTGCACCGCGCTGGCCCTGACCGGCTCGACCAACCTCATCGTCACGCTGGAGGACTCGGCGAACCACGTCGCCTGGGCCGACCACACGGTGTTCACGGCCCTCACCGCCGTCGGCGCCGAGAAGAAGGTCGCCACCGACATGACCGTCAACCAATACCTCGCCTACAAGCAGGCGTTCACCGGCCTCGCCGGGACGCCGACTTGCACGGCGACCCTCGCCTTCAAGGTGAACGACCCGCACTGATAGGAGCGTGGCATCATGGCATACAGAAGCAGCGTCGACGTTCTCTTCGAGGCCGACAAGGCCGATGGTGGAGCACTCACGTCCGGCCTCACCCCGTACATCACCAAGTTCGGCGACCTGGAGTTCACCAAGGGCACCGTCGAGTCGACGCCGTTCGGCGTTTCGGCGGCGGCATACCTGCTCGGCGTGATCTCGCGGTACGCCCCCATGGACATCGAGTTCCGCTACAACGACGCCGCCGAACCGGCGCCCAACGCGGTCTTCGACATCACCAAGGTCACGCACACCGTGACACGCTCGTTCTCGCTGACCGTGGGCGGCAGCCGCGTCTACACCGGCGAGCTCTGGATCACCAACTGGAAGGCCAACATGAACGTCGGCGACATCCACGTCTGCACCGCCACCGTCCAGTTCACCGGCACTATCAACGTGGCCTGAGATGGGCTTCCTCGACACACCGTTGCGGGTCGACCTCGGCGACGGCGAATGGATCGACGTGCGACGCCTGTCGGCGGCCGAGTTCCGCGAGATGCAGAAGACGGCCTGGAAGACCAAGCCGCTCTTCGAGGGCGACGACGCCGACACGGCCGCCAGCTTCGAGGTCCTGCGCATGATCCGTGAGCGCATCGTCGCCTGGTCGGACCCCGCGCCCGTGAACGCGAAGAACATCGAGCGCCTGCCCATCGACATCAACGCGACGCTCGCCAAGGGCATCGGGGCCGGGCAGGCCGATATCCCTTTGCCGAGTGGGTCGCCTTCGATCGATATCTCGACGGCGTAAAGGGCGGGCGCGAGCCCGATGGCTGGCTTGAGAGCGCCATCTGCGAGGCCTTCCCCGGCTGCACGCCAAGCGCAGCCGGGGAGCAAGACATGGCGCTCGTGCGCCGCATCTTCGCCTTGCGCGCCTACCGCGACATGAAGGCGGCCATCGCCCGCAACGAGGACGTCGGCGAGAGCCCCATGGCGAGTGTCTGGAGCGACGTGATGCACGTACGCCTGGACGAGGGCGACCTATGAGAGGCGGTGAGTAGCTATCGACGCCGGGCAGATCATCGTCCGCATCGTCGCCGACTCGACGGCCTTCATGGCCGGCATGGGCAAGGCCAGCGCGTCAACGGCCGCCTTCGGCAAGCAGATGACCGCCTTCGGCGCCGGCATGACCAAGTTCGTCACCCTGCCGATCCTCGCCCTCGGCGCGGCGTCGGCGAAGTTCGCCCTTGACTTCCAGAAGCCCATGACCGACCTCGAGGCGCTGGTCGGCATGAGCGCCACCGAGGTCGCGGGCTTCCGGAAGCAGATCCTCGCCCTCGCCCCGGCGGTCGGCAAGGGTCCCAGGGAGCTCGGCGAGGCGTTCTACTTCATCGCCAGCTCCGGTCTCAAGGGCGAGGCCGCCATGCGCGCCCTGAAGGCCTCGGCGCTGGCCGCCGCCGCGGGACTCGGCGAGACCAGGACGGTCGCCGACGCCGTGACCAGCGCTATCAACGCCTACGGCGAGAAGGCGCTCTCGGCGACCACGGCCACCGACATCCTCGTAGCCGCCGTGCGCGAGGGCAAGAGCGAGCCCGAGGAGTTCGCCGGCTCCATCGGCCGCGTCATTCCCGTGGCCGCGGCCATGGGCGTCTCGTTCGGCGAGGTCGCCGGAACGATGGCGGCGCTGAGCCTCAACGGCACCGACGCCAACGAGGCCGTGACGCAGATCACGGCCGGACTCGCGCAGGCTATCAAGCCGACGCTGGACGGTACGAAGGCGCTCAAGGCCATCAGCATGACCTATGCCGATCTGCGTAAGGAGATCGCCGACAAGGGACTGGCGATCGCCTACAACGAGATCAGCGAGGCGCTCCACGGCAACGTCGAGGAGATCGGCAAGATCTTCCCCAACATCCGCTCCTTGCGCGGCGAGATGACGCTCACCGGCGCCAGCGCCGAGAAGTACGCCGGCATCATCGACGAGGTCGCCAGGGCGCACGGCGACGCCGCCGCGGCCGCCGCGATCGCGCTCGAGAAGCCCGGGGCCAAGCTGGCGAAGGCATGGGCCGGGATCCAGGCGGCGATGATCGAGACCGGCGACGTCATGCTGCCCGTGCTCGCGGACATCGCCGAGGAGGTCGCGGGCCTTGCCAAGGCGTTCAGCGGCCTCTCCGAGGGCACCAAGGCCTGGGTCGTGAAGCTCGGCCTCGCCGCCGCCGCCGTGGGGCCGCTCGTGCTGGGCATCGCGAAACTCGTGCAGGTGGTCGTGGCCCTGCGCGCCGCCTACGTCGCCGCCATTGCGGCGCAGGTAGCCCTCAGCGCCGCACAGGCCACGGGTGCGCTCGGCACTGGGGCCTTGCTCGCACAGACTACGGCGATGACGACCGCGCTCCCGCTGCTCAGCGCAGCCGGCGTCGCGGCTTTTGCCGCCATCGCCATCCCGGCTGGGGCTCTGCTCTGGAAGCTCAAGAGCATCGACGACGACATCAACGACATCTACGCCGACATCGACAAGGGCTACAAGGCCCTCGCCGTCGCCACCACGCGGCTCTACGAGATGCAGAAGGCTCGCCCTGAGAGCGTCGCGAAGCGGGTCGCGGCGCAGGTCCGCGAGCAGATCATGAAGGTAACCATCCGGACCGGCGGCACGGCCGACCTCGACAAACTCGAAGCGAAGATGCAGCTCTTCAAGAAGTTCGCCAAGTTCGACTATCCCGGGTTCTCGTCGCTCACCCTGGATATCAAGGCGGGCAAGCTCAAGGGCGCCGACCTGCTCTACACCTTCGACCAGTTGCGCACAAAGATCATCTCGCAACTGAAGGTGACCGAGAAGCAGGCGGACACGATCCTGCGCGGCATCTTCGGCAAGAAGTACGCCGACATCAAGATGCCGAAGATCGACACGAGTCCTTGGAACCGTGTCCCCACCGAGTTCGAGCGTAACACCATGCTCGTCGTCAAGGTGGCGAAGAAGAACGGTACCTGGGCCGGCCGGGAGCTCATCGCCGCGTTCGTGGCTGCGAACAAGCCGGCGCCTTACAGCGTCTCCGCAGCCAAGGCCGCCGAGGCGATCCGTAAGAAGCTCGACACCCTGCCCGGCTACGGCCGCGCAGTTGGCGCCAACCTCGCCAACTCCGTCGCCGCCGGTATCAGCGACGCGACCAGCATGGTGGCCCTGCGCGCCGAGCGGATGGTCGCACGGGCCATCGCTCGCGCCAAGGCTGCGGCCGATGCCGGGTCGCCCTCGAGGAAAATGATGCAGCTCGGTGGGTGGATGGCGGAAGGCTTGGCGCTCGGCATGACTGCCGGCTCCTCCCTCGTCGCCGCGGCGGCTCAGGCGATGGTCGGCAACGTCGTCGCCCTGCCGGTGCCCGCGTTCGCCCTCTCCGGTACTGCCGGGGGAACGGTGTCCGCCGCCGCTCGGCCTGCCGCGCCTGCTCCGTCGCCGCCAGCAACGGCCGCAGGGGGCGCTCCCACCATCGCGATCGACGCCCGCGGCGCGCTCTTCGCCCAGGACGCGGCCGAGGTCATTGCCGACCTGGCCGCGCGCGGCTACGCGGTGCAACTGCGCCGCAGCGCCCGTAGCGGCGGGATGGCCTGCGCATGAGCAACAGCCTCGTCATCGGCTCCGTCGACTGCAACGACGGCGTGACCACCGAACTGGTCGCCATGGACATCGGCAAGCCGCAGCGCATGCGCGCGCAGTACGGCGGCCCCGGCGTGGACATCGCCGTCGCCGGCCCGGTGGACGAGAGCGCTTGGGTCGACGCCTGGTTCCGCATCCGCGTCACGGGCGCGTCCCTCGACGCCACGCTCGCCGTCGTGGCCGCCATCGCCGACGAGGTGCGCGACCTCGCGACCATCACGGTCGGGCTCGACGGCAGCGCCTACACCGGTCAGCTCGTGCCCAAGATCGGCGAGTGCGTCGAGGTGCCGCTGGAGCACCCCGCCGAGACGGAGTTGATACACGCCCACCGGACCGTCATCGACGTCGTCGTCGAGCGCGAGGCGCCGGTCTACGGCGCCGCCGACCAGCTCTACACCGCCGCCGCCCTCACCATTCCTGCCGTGCGCGACCTCTCGGCCATGAAGGGCCAGATGGCAGCCCCGCTCGACTTGCTGCTGGACGCCACGGCGACGAACCTCCACCAGGTCGTGGCCGGGGTCTACCCCGATGCGCCGGCCGGGCTCGCGAAGTTCATCCTCGAGGCCGTCGATCTCTCCTGGTCCGCTGGCGCGGCCGACACCGACGCCAACGGCTACCCCGACGGCGCTGGCAACACCGTGTGGAAGACGAACGCCGCCGACGGCGTCTACACCGATGTCGACGTGACCGACTTCCTCGGCGGCAGCTATGCCGTCTATGCCAACGTCCGGCGCGATACCGACTGCGACCCGGCGACCATCGGCACGCCCTACGGCGGCGTCGCCATCGAGGGCACGGATCTGCGCCGCCAGCTCGTCGGGCTCGTCAGCCTGCCCTGTTCGTCGGTGCGCGGCTCGGCGACCTCGACGCTGCGCATCACCCTCAAGGGCGACGATACCGACTACGCCTACTGCAACACCATCGAGATCATCCCCGTCTCGTGGGGCTACGTCGGCTGGCACCACACGACGCCGGGCTCGTCGGCCGACACGCTGCGCTTCGCCGATGGCTTGGTCTACGCCGACGACGTCGCCTCGCTGGCCTACTCCATCGATCCGACCAGCCTGCTCGCGCTCGGCGGCACGCTCGTCGTCACCGGCGAGGGCACGGCCGAAGCGCCGACGCTGGCCGTAGCCGCGACCGTGACATACCTGCCGCGCTGGGAGCAACTGCCGGCTCTGTGAGGATTCCATGAAGAGAAAGGAAACACGATGACACTCCTCGGCGTCGGTCCTTGGACCCGCAAGGGCGAGATGTTCACCACGAGCCAGGAGTGGGAGTATCCCTACGTCCTGACCGGCTTCGTATCGCAGCACACCGCCGCTACCGCCGACGCAGGGACTGCTCCCGGGAGCAACACCCCGGTCTTCATCGACTCATGGTACGACGACAGTGGCGCCGGCTGCGCGGGTCACCTGACGGGATTCCTCGAAACGGAGGCGTCCGGCTGGTCCGGCGGCGGCATCCCCTTCGACCCATACTGCCTCGTTTTCGCCGGCGATGAGTACGTCGCCTACAGCTCCTACGCCGCGTTCAATTTCGGGGAGAGCTCCTTCGCCGTGGAAGCCTGGTTCGCCGCGACGGATACCGGCGTGGGGCAAGGCTACATGGTGACGAAGGGCGCCGGCTCGGGTGTCCAGGGATTCCGCTTCGGCTACGGCACGAACGGCAAGCCCCGCATCACCATGGGCGGCGCCGCGAACTACGTGGAAGGCGACATCAGCACCAGCGTCACCGTGAATGACGGCCTGTGGCACCACATGGTCGTCAACTTCGTACGCGGCGGCACGGCGACCTGCTATGTCGACGGCGTGCAGGTCGGCGGTCTGGACATCTCTGGGGCTACTGGGTCGATGGACAGCGACGCCCTCCCCATGATCGGCAGCGCAGCGGCTCACTTCAAGGGCAAGATCGGAGCCGTCCGCATCTACTCGGCCCCGCTCGACGAGATACACATCCGCTATAACTACTGCGCCGGGATGGCTCCCGGGAACCTCTACGGTCACGGAGTCCTCGCTGAGTCGTCGGTCATCAATGACGACGGCCTCTGGAAGATGTGGTACACGGGGTTCAACGGGATCGGCTACGCGACCGCACCGGATGCGCTGGGGCCATGGACGAAGTATGCCGGCAACCCGGTCGTCGCCGACGGTTCGGAATCGAACGTCGTCAAGGTCGACGATGTCTATCACATGTTCCAGATTTGTTGGGGGGCTGACTACCAGACCAAGATCTTCCACAAGACTTCGGCCGACGGCATCGCATGGAGTGCGCCGGTGGTGGCTCTCGCCAAGCCGGGGTGGTGTACGGAACTCGATAACCCCGTCCCGTGGCTCGGCCTTGACGGACGTACGTGGCATCTGTTCTACGCCACGATCGACGGCGGCCCCGGCCTGGCGACCTCCCTCTCCATCGCCGGTCCTTGGACGCATTACGGCACCGGGCCTATCTTCACGGATCCCTCCGATAAAGGCTACGCCCCGCACGTCGTCACCATCGAGGGTGTCGCCTATATGTGGTTCCACTACGACGCCGGGCTCGGCGATGACATAGCCCAGGCGCACAGTTTGGACGGAGTCAGCTGGATCGTGGACGCGATGCCCCTACTCTCGCGGACGGGGCTTGACGAGGGCGAGGGCCTCAGTACCAGCCAGATCGCCGACGCCCAGTTCGTGCGCGACAACAATCGCTACGTCCTCTACTACACGGCGAACCGTCATTTCTCCTATTGGCTGCAACCGGCCGGGGCGCAGTGGAAGATCAAGGCTGCCATCATGCCGGTCGCCGCCGGGGCGGATGTGAGCGACCGAAGCATTTCGTTCGCCTCGGTCCCGGGGATAGCCGACCTCTCGTGCGTCGCCGGAGACGAGATCGACTACCGCATGACGCTGTCCGGATACGACTTGACCGGGACCACCGCCAGCTTCCGCGTCGCTGCCGCCGCTGGAAACGCGCACCTCTTCGAGAGGACGACGAACGCGGGCATCAGCTACCCGGACGCGGTGAATGGGCAAATCTCGGTGACGCTCGCGACGGCCAACACGTCCGCGCTCGCCGGGTTCTACCACTGGCAACTACGCATCACGGACGTTAGCGGTGCTGAAACCGTCGCCGCACGTGGCCGTTTCTGGGTTCACAGGGCCGTGACTTGACATCCCTGACCCCCTCCCTCCTCATCGGCTCCGACGTCCTCGGCTGGCAGGAGTTCGGCCCCGACGCCACCCTCGGCATCCGCACCAAGGAGATGCCGGGCGGCGACGGCTCGCTCGAGTTCAGCCTTCCCGGCGACGTGGCGCAGAAGTACCGCAACGTCATCGTCCCCGAGGCCCTCGTCAAGCTGACCGTCGACGGCGAGCGCGACTACGGCGGCTACCTCGTCTGTGATCCGCTGCGCCACCGCCTCGGGGCGCAGGACACGCTGGAGCTGTCGGCGGCGGGGCCGTGGGCAATGGCGGCGCGGAGCAACCGCTATGCGTATCTTGGCATCGACACGGACCAAGACCGCTGGCACCAGTATCGCGCCGCTGGCGACCATTTCAACCGCTTTACCGTCCAGAAGGAAGGCGGGCTGGAACTCCGTGCCGACAACGACCGCACATACGCCAACAGCGACGGCTGCCGCCTTTACTACTTCATCCACGACGGCCTCTACGCGAGCGACTACTTCGGCGGCATGACCTTCGAGTACAAACTCAGCCTGCCGAACTCGGACTGGTACGCGGGCATCTACCTGGCCGACTCTCCGGCCGCTCCATCGATGCTGGCCTACACGACCATCCACGATACGGTCAGCGGGAACCCACACACGGGCTGGACGAATGAGAACACGTCCGGCAGCTGGATCGCCGCCCACACCGTAATCGGCCCCAGCTTCCTCGACAAGCAGTGCGTGATGCTGGAACTGGTCTATGTCGGAGCGGGGGCCAGTCCGGCGAGCGACCCGTATATCAAGCTCCGCAAGGTCATCCTCACGGGCAAGTACCTTGACGGCACCTATCACCCGGACATGGCCCAGTCGCCGGCCACCATCCTCGCCGACTGCGCTGCCGACCTCGGCGTGACCACGACGCGCATCGACGGGCTGACTACCGCGGCCGAGCAGTTCATCGCCCGCTATCCGACGAACATCGCCGCCGTCATCGAGCAGGCGACGCTGCTGGAAGCCGCGCCAGTCGAAGCCTACTTCGACCTCGCGCCAGACGGGACGTTCCGCTTCACCGCCAACACCCGCCCCACGTCCGTTGACACGACCCGCAACCGCCTCTGGTCGGTCGGTGGGCGCGGCGGCGAAGACCTCGCGGGTCTGCGGCGCGATTGGGAGGCGACCCCGGAGCAGGTCGAGGTGCTGTACGCGGTCAAGAACGATGCCACGCTCCCGGACGGCATGGTCAAGGCGGCGCGCTACCCGGCCTCCGTGACGGCGACCTTCCCCCTGGTCGAGACCGTCGACCTGACCGGCGAGCCGCCGATGACGGCCGCGCTGGCGGCGCAGTACGCGCAGGTCATCTACGCCGCGCGGCAGGACTCGCTTTATGCCGGCGACGTCGCGCTGCCGCAGACGGCGCTCACGAGTCCGGGACCGAAGGAAGGCGTGCCGACGCTCAAGCTGCGCCCCGGCGACCGGCTCTCCCTGCCTTCCCTGCTCGACGCCGACGCCGACGGCCTCTACGTGCAGCGCGTCTCCTACGACTTCCGCACGCAGCGCTGCACCCCCACCGTGGGCGAGCCCTGGGATCCGCTCGGCTTCCGGCCGCGCACCGCCGCCCGGGAGACGCTCGGGTCCAAGGGGCACGTCCAGACGAAGACCACGCGCTACCTGCGACGCGGCGGGGCGACGTGACGAGGAAGGAGGCGATGGCGATGGCAGGTCATGACGAAGGCAGCATCCCGGGCTTCACGCCGGAACAGGCCTGGGTCATTAACACGCTCCAGGAGAGGGTCGCCACGAAGGCGGCGGAGAAAGCCGTCGCCGCGCTTACCGACAAGCCGTGCCCCTTCGACTGCGAAGACGTCGCCGAGCTGAAGTCGAGCATCTACGGCGACGGCGCGACCGGGATAAAGACGATGGTGACGCGGCACGACGAGCGGATCGCCAGTCTCGTGTGGTGGAACCGGGCCACCATCGCCGCCACGCTCACCACGATGGGCGCGTTCCTGGTCAGTCTGGCTAGGTGACGCGATGCCGCTGGTCTACCTGGAGACGAAACCCTGTGAGCGCTGCCGCGACGCCGAGCTCTGCCAGTTCGCCCGCGACGAGGTCCGGCGCAGCGTCGCGCACGTGAACCTCGTGGCCGAGATCGCGCAGCGCAGATTGCCCGACGCGGACGTCGCCTTCGAGTGCCAGTCCTACGCCCCAAGGAAGAGGAGGCCATGAGAACCCCACGCATGAAACGCCGCCTCAGCAATCGCTGCAGCGCCAACAAGCTGCCCATCGCCAAGGGCTTCCGCTGGCGCACGAACCGCGTCGGCAAGCCCTGCGAGGCCACGCTCAAGACGTATCAAGGCTTCGTCGGCATCCCGAAGACGGGCCGCTTCGACACGGCCACGCTGGACGCGCTGTTCCCGGCGCGCTTCCGCAAGCGCGTCGCGCGCATCGCCCGAGAAGAGGTCGGCATCCATGAGAGCTCGCCGAACTGGGGCGATCGCGTCCGTCAGTACCTCGCCGCCGCCGGCATCACGTTCCCGACCGCTTGGTGCGCCGCCTTCTGCGTCTGCCTCCTGCACAAGGCGGGCTACGACGGCGAGTTGCCGCCGCGTCCGGCCTGGGTCCCGTCGTGGGCCGAATGGGCGCGCAAGACCGGTCGCGACGTGGCGCGTGTCAAGGCGCGCGTCGGCGACCTCGTCTGCCTCAACTGGCCCGGCACCGACGCGACGCCCGACCACATCGCCGTCGTGACCGGCAACCTGCTGGCCTACAAGCGGCTGACCACGATCGCCGGGAACGAAGGCGATGCTGTGCGGCAGGCGTGGCGGCCGTACTGGCAAGCGCACACCGTCATCCGGCTCAGTAGGTTCGGAAGGAGATAGGAGATCACCATGGCAGGCTTCACCAAAGCATTCGCACGGACCACCCTCGACAGCGCGATCGTCGACGGCGACAAGGTGCAGTGGTCGGAAAACGGCAGCTCCGCGACGACTCACATCGCGGCCACAGCTATTGCCGCGTGGGACGCATCCACCGACGCCGATCCGACCGTGCGCCAGAACACGGGGGCCACTGAAAGCGCCGCCTGCGACGCCGACGACGTGACGATCACGCATTACGCCATCTACAACTCGGCGGGCTCGACGCAGAAGACCGACTGGACTGCGGTGGATACCCAGAAGACCTATGACACCGGCGACAAGATCAGCATCGCCGCCGGGGCGATCAAGGTCACGCTGACCTGAGCAGGGTAGGATGTCGTCTTCTGGACCACGCTATCCGACTGCCGCTTCGACGACGAGCGCCGTCACGCCCTATGACGATAACGACTGGGTCGACATCGCCAACGTCAAGGCGGATGACGGCAGCAATGCCTACATCACTGACAACACCTATGACGCCAACGACTACACCTACCTGGTCAAGTGCCAGGGGTTCGGCTTTGAGATCCCGGCGGGCGCCACTGTAGACGGCATCGTGGTCGAGGTCGAGGGCTACGCGGGCAACTCGTCCTGCCACATGATGAAGCTGCTCAACGCTTCGGGTACGGCAGAGGGCGACAACAATGCCGCCGACGGCGGCAGTCTCCCGACTTCGCTGGGGATCGACACCTTCGGCGGCGCGGCCGACAAGTGGGGTGTCACGCTCACGCCGACGATGGTGAACGACGCCGACTTCGGCGTGCAGTTCGCCTATCTCAACGGCACCAATAACGCGGACATCTTCGTCGACTACCTGAGGATGACCGTCTACTACACGGCGGCGGCCGCCAGCTATCCGCTCTCGGGAACCGTCTCAGGCGTCTCGGCAACGAGCGGGGCGGTCCGGGCTACCCGTCCACTCGGCGGCTCTGCTGTAGCGGCCACGGCGACCGAGAGCGCGGTTACCGCTGCCCGGCCGCTCACGGCAACCGTGGCGGCACAGAGCGCCAGCACGACTGCCATCAGCGCCGCGCGACCACTGTCGGGTACCGCGGCCGGAGTCTCGGCCGGCTCGGCCGCCATTCTCGCCAAACCGTCCCTCGCCGGCACGGTGGTCACCATCAGCGGAAGTTCGGCGTCCATTCTCGCCAAGCCACCCCTGAGCGGGGCCGTCGGCGCCATCAGTGGCGGCTCAGCCGATATCGGCGTCGACGCCGGGACGAGCAGCTACCCGCTGTCCGGAACGACCGGCGCCGAGAGTGGCGGGAGCGCCATGGCGAGAGCTGCCCGGCCCATCGCGGGCGTCGCCAACGCTCTGTCGGCGACCTCCGCCGACGTCGGGCGCCACGCCGTACTCTCGGGAACGGTGGCCGCCGAGAGTAGCGGCTCGTGCGCCCTGACCGCGACCCGGACTCTGTCGGGAACCACGCCCGGCGTCTCGTCAAGCTCCGCCGCGATCGGCATCGTCGGTGGCGCGCAGACCTATCCATTGTCCGGACAATGCAAGGCAGTCAGTGGAGGCGCGGCCGTGCTGACCAGCACGCGCACGCTGGGCGGCATAGCGGCGGCTGCCTGCGTGACCACTGTGGGCATCCAGGCCGCGCGGCCCTGCTCGGGCACCGGCGCCGCGCTCTCCGGCGGCTCTGCCTCGATCAGGAGATACGGCGAGGCCGCCGCTCGCCGCCCGCATCCCCACATTCACCGATTCGGAGGAGGTGACTTCTCGTGGCAATGACCAAGGCCGTCGCGCGCGTCGTCATGGTGCCCATGTACGACGCCGCCGACACGACCATTCTCAAGAGCGGCCTCGCGCCCACCTGCGTTGTGTCCAAGGACGGCGGCGGCTTCGTCGCCACCACCACCCCCGCCGCCGAGATCGGCGCCTCAGGCGTCTACGCAATCACGCTTACAGCCGCCGAGATGGACGCCGACTTCATCTCGTTGAAGGCCACGGCTCCGGGAGCCTGTGACCAGGTGCTCACCGTCGTGACCGACGAACTGGCCTCCATGAAGGCGAAGACCGACACGATCGGCGCGCTCGCGGTGACGGTCTCGAGCCCGGTGGCGGCCGACGGCACGATCTCGCTCGAGCAGGGCGACTCCTATCCGGCGAGCAAGAGTCGCAGCATCCCCGTGGCGATCTCCGACCCGACGCACGCACTCGACCTCGACGCCGAGAATGTGACCGTCTACCTGCGCGCCTTCGAGTTCACTTGGACGGCCGCCAGCGTCACCAGCACAGACGACGGCTACACGCTCGAGTTCGAGCCCACGATCGCGCAGACCGAGGTCCTGACTGGCACGCGGCAGTCCTACAAGATCCTCGCCAGCTATGACGAGGTCGAGCCCACGCCCGACGACGCGACCACGATCCAAAGGGGCAGGCTCGTCCTCAATCTCGACATCCCCGCCGTGAGCTGACCTACCCCGCGGATGCGTCCGCGGCTGCGAGCGCCCCGTCGGTCATCCTCCGCCGGCGGGGCGCTCTGCGTTTGCGCGAAAGCTCACGTAGAACGGCGGCGACAAGGCGGCTAGCCTCAAGTCTGTCGACAGGTCCCCCCTTCTCGACAAGGGGCGGACGGCCATCGGCCCGTGAACTAGGTCGTCCGCCCCGCCTTATAGGCGGACAAGGGGGAAGGTGTGCGCAATGCCACGCTGCTCGCCATCGTCGCGCTTACGATCGTCACGGCGACGATTCTCCGCACTGAGTCTGTCGCTCACGCTCACCGCGCTAGCCGCGGTGAGCGCCATGTTGCGGCACTCCAGGCCAGGGCTCGCGGCCGCGCCGCCGCTCTCGCCGCCACTCAGCGCGCGACGGCTCGAGAACGCGAGGCTCGCGTCGTCGCTCGCGAGACTACGCGCTTCCGCCGGCTGTACGGGAGAAGAGTGGCCCGTTGGTACCCACTCGTTCATCGCTACTTTCCCGGCCACGAGTGGGGCCACGCGATGCTCTGCATCAAGTGCGAGTCGGGCGGTGACCCGCACGCGCTCGGCGCGGCCGGCGAGATCGGCCTCTTCCAGCTCCTCGGATTTCGCTGCCGACCCTGGCGACCGGCGACCAACGTGAGACTGGCGGCGAAGATGTGGCGCGCCTACGGCTGGTCGCGCTGGACGACGATGCGGGAGTTCTGGTGAGCCATGCCTAGGGTGCTGGACGAAAGCGACCGCGAGCTGTACGGGTTGGCGGCGACGTGATGCCTCCCTGGTCGGTCGTCATCCTCTTCGCCGGCTGGCTGTTCGTCATCCTCGTCATCGCCGGGCTGGCGCTGCGAGGGATGCCCTGAGCGGGCGCCTGGCAAGGCGTCGCTACCTGCGCACCGCAGAGGCCGCGCAGCTGCTCGGCGTCACTCAGGGGGCCGTACGGCGGGCAGTGCGCGAGGGGCGGCTGCGCGGCACCAAGCTCAAGGGACGCTGGAGGGTTCTGGCGTCTGCGGTCCCCGACTGCGAGAGGAGGTGAATCATGGACACGAACAGGCTGCGCGCCGCCATCATCCGCGCGTTCTGGACCGTCGTCTTCCCGCTCATCGGCGGACTGGTGGCCTATCTGCTGGAGCCCGGCGCGCTCGAGGACGTGGGCGTGACGAACGCGGCCCTCGCGCTCGGCATCGGCGCCGTGCTCTATGGGCTCAAGAAGCTCATCTGGCCCAACACCGTACTGTAGGGGCGCGACGGCGACGGCCCGGGCGTCATCGCGGCGTCCGGGCCGTCGTGTCTCGCCGGACTTGCCAGCGCCGCACGAGGTAGTAGGGGAAACCGAAGACCCAGATCAGCAGACAGGTGAGCAGCCAGGCAAGAGCCCCCGTGTTGAGCGAATAAGGCCGCGAAGCACTCACTGACACCCTGTTCTTATGGGCATCGAGCGCGACCACGATCGACGACGCCACAACGACAATCGCTACGAAGATGAAGACCGACGTGTCCATAGCCCTCCCGTTCGATGAACCTGTGTCCGCGCCGCAGTATACGCTCAGCAACAGGCCAGGGCTCCAAGCCTCCACGTTCAAGTCCTGCTTGAGGGCGTATGTCTAGACCTGAAGGAGAGCATGAGAATGAGCGGGCGGTGCGGGTGTATCGCCGCTCTGCGAATGGTGGTACCGTGCCTGTTGGAAGAGCGACGATGGAGGGACCGTGACGGGAAGGAAGAGGCCCTACCGGGCGGGCGAGTTCGCCGCCGCGCTCCGTGAACTCGGGCTTACCAAGGGCACGAGCAAGAGCACCATCATCCGCATGTGCGACGCCGGCCTGATCGAGTGCGAGCGCAGCGGCCGCCAGGGGCAACGCTACATCCCCGCCCGGGAGCTGAGCAGGATAGCGAAGGTTCTTTCCGAAGATGGCACTTGACACGATTTGCGCACGGATATAGTCTTCACATGCCCGACCGATATCGACTGAGAGAGGAGGCTGTCACCACCACGGGCAACACTTGTTGAGACGTCACCGAGAGGGGGAGACTTGCACCGCCAAAGAGCGGGAGGCGGGGACCCTGGAAAGAGACCCGCCCCCCTCGAGCCCAGAGCAACCAAGCAGGAAGCAGAGAGCCCGTCCGCGCATCGTACCACCGATACGCGCTCGCGTAACGTTCTAGGCACGATTAGCGCCTACGTCCTCACCTTCGCCGGCATGGCCGCGTTCCTGCTTCTCATCGTCGCCGCCGGCCTTCTCGCCGGACTCGTGTCCGGCGTCCCCGGCCTCGTGCTGTACGGCGGCGTCTTCGTCGTCGCCGTCATGGTCATGGCGAGAAACGAGGGGGTCATCTGATGAGCCCCCGCACTCTACCGCGCTCCTTCAAGGCGACGCAGAAGCAACGCCGCCGCGCGCAGGAGCAGGCAGACCGCGACGGCGCGCCGATGGCCGTCGTCGCCTACGACGATCTCGTGTTCGTCCGCCCCCTCGTCAGGGCGCTCGCGCTCCGCGCGAAGCACCCGACGGCGCAGATCGTGCACGAATGCTTCCCGGGGGCCGCCTCATGACCGCCCTGCGCGACTACGTCGTCATCGTGACCTATCGCGGGCGCGTCCACGAGCTGCGCGCCCAGGCGAGCACGACCGGCGCCGCGCTCGACATCGCGCTCAAGGAGAGGCGCAGCCTGCGCGACGCCGTGCGCCGGCACGAGGCGTCCTACGAGGTCAGCTCCTACAGGGGGCGGCCATGAAGACCCATGACATCAGCGAACTCGACGAGACGCCGAACAAGGCTCCCGACGAGGGCTGCGCCTTCTGCAGCGTCCTCGATGACGAGCGGCCCGACGAGTGCGTCGGCTGCCCACACAGTGAGGACTACTGCTCGCAGTGTGGCGGCGAACTCATCTGGGCCGACGAGATCGAGACCGGCTGGAACGGCGCCTACTCCGACCAGGGCACGGGCCGCATCATCCGCATCTGCGAAGACTGCGGCAGGCCCAGCGGCGAGGCGCGAGAGGTGGGCTGCTGAGATGCTCACTCTAGTCCTCATCGCCTTCGTCGCCCTCTACGCCGTCTGCCTGCTCGTGCTCATGGCCGCGTACTGGAGGCAGCCATGAGCACCGTCATGGAGCGGCGCATCCACAAGCTCTGGCTGCGTACCGACATCCCCTTCGCCGAGTATCAGCGGCTGCAAGGCGTGAGCTGGTCAAAGCTCTCTGCCGCGCGCACGTCGATGCTCGCCTATCACGAGGGGCTGACCGCGGACAAGCAGCCGACGCCGCTCATGATCGTCGGCAGCGCGATCCACGCCGCCGTGCTCGAGCCCGATATCTTCGACGCCGAGTACGTCATCTACGAAGGGCGCAAGTCCGGCGGCCCCTGGGAGACCTTCAAGGCCGAACATCCCGGCGCGACCGTGCTCAATCCCGAGCAGTACGAGCAGGTCATGGGCGCCGCCTGGGCCGTGCTTCACGGCCGCCAGGGTCGCGAGGCCCGCAGGGTCATGCGGCACTGCAAGCGCGAGGTCACCCTGCGCTGGGTCGATCCGGCCACGCACATCCGCTGCAAGGCACGTCCCGATCTCGTGCGGCGCGGCCTGCTCGCGGACCTCAAGACCACGGGGAGCGCCGAGAAGCGCAAGTTCGCACGCCTCGCCGGCGAGCTCGGCTACCGCGGCAAGATGGCCTTCGCGGCCATGGGCCTGCGCACGCTCGGCGTCCCCTTCGAGCGGGTCGCCATCATCGCCGTCGAGCAGAAGCCGCCGCACGACATCGGCGTCTTCGACATCGGCGAGGAAGACCTGGCGCTCAGCGAGGACATGGTCAGCAACCTGCTGGCCAAGGTCAAAGAGTGCCGGCGGCGACGCATCTGGCCGGGACGCTACGAGGGCGCTCAGGCGCTCGACCTGGCGCCATGGCTGTTCGAGGACGAGACCGACTACTCCGACACGATCGAGGTCTTGCCGTGACAGCGAAGTCCGAAGCACAGCGAGACTACGACACAGCCTACAGTCGTGCCTATCACGCTGCGCACCGCGATGAGCAGAACGCCAAGGCTCGCACACGGCACGCCGAGCACCGAGAGGAAGACTGCGCCCGTGCCCGGGCGTACACGGCCGCGCGCCGTCAGCCTTGCGTGGCGCTCCGCGACCTGTTCTATCAATCGGGGTGCGCCTGCTGCGGGATCGCCTACCTGCCCTGCATCATGTCTGCTCATCACCTCGATCCGAGCGCCAAGGACGGGTCCATCGTCGGCATCATCGACTTGGATGAGCTGCTCGCCGAACTGGGCAAGTGCATCCCCCTTTGTCACAACTGCCACAAGCTGCTCCACCACGAACTTCACCACGGCTGGAGTGGGCGTTCGATTGAACATCTGCTCGCGCATGTGCGCGAGCAAATAAGGAGTGCCACGCCATGAGCAAGGGAATGTCATTCGACCAGCTCTACCCCGGCACCTATATCAAGGCCGGGGAGTTCGACGGCAAAGCCGTCACCCTGACCATCACGTCGATCAAGCGCGAGATGCTCAGCAACGGCGCCGGCGGCGAGGAAGGCGCCGTGATCGTCGCCTTCGCCGAGACCGAGAAGCTCTTTGTGATGAACAAGACCAACGCCGTCAGTCTGCGCGCCATGTGGGGCGACGACTCCGGCGAGTGGATCGGCCACAAGTTGACCCTGCACCCGGTCAAGGACGAGAGCGGGCTGTCCGAGTCCGGGCAGTGCATCCGCGTGAAGGGCTCGCCCGAACTCGACAAGCCGCTCACCTACCGCGCCCACCTCGGACGCAAGACCGTCACGCAGACGTTGGTTCCGACCGCCAAGAAGGGGGCCAAGGGCGCCACGGAAACGGCCCTCTCGGGCGACGAGGCACCTGCGGACGTAGTGGGAGCCGCGAAGGCCGCTCTGGACGCCACAGAGGTCGAGGGCAAGGACGAGCAGTTCCTCGAGGCGACCGACACGCTGGCGGTCTGAGATGAGCGAGCTATTGCCCGGAGAGGGCGAAAGGCGCGTCCAGATTCGGCGTCGTCGCGATTGTGACTGGTGCGGAGAACCGGCGACGAAGCGCGTCACCTTCCTGCTTAAGAATGCGAGGGGCAACCCGGCATCCAGCGCCTACCGCCACGACGACTGTAGCTGGTGTAGCGATGCGGAGGCGTTCTCGTGTGACGAGTGCCAACGCGAGGCCGAACGGAAGGCCCCCGACGGCATGTCGTGGTGCGCCACGTTCTCGGCCGCCGAGCGGTATCCGCACATGCTCCTGTACTGGGACGAGGCGGTGACGCCATGAGCGCCACGACGCGCGAAGAGTCGGAGCTGCTCGAGCTCCTGCGCCGCGAGCCCACGGTGGACACGACGGTGGCCTTCGAGTTCCTCGGCATCGGACGTGACTTGGGCTTCCGCCTCCTGGGCAACTATCGGCGCCGCATCCTCAAGGCGGTGACGCGCGGCGGCGGCCTCAATGAGGTCGCCGTGCTGCCGAGGCGCGACGCCTCCGGCGCCTGGGATGAGATCGCTAACCACAAGGTCGGCGGCCGGCTGCGCTGCCGAAGCGACTTGCTGCTCTGGATGACTTACCCGGAGGGGAGGGCGGAGCCGTGAGCACCACCCAGGCCCCCGCGAACCTCCTGGCCGCCTACCCGACGCCCTCCGGCAACCGCGTCGAGCTCTACAGGGGCGAGGCCGGCTACTACACCACCTGCGTCTACCCGGACGGCTCCGGCAGCGCCGTGCTTATCGACGAGGCGCGCACCCTCGAGCACTACCGGCACGCTGCGAGGGCGGGTGGTGTCCTATGGAACTGGTCATGAGAGCCGAGCGCGCGCCACTCTCACACCCCAACGCCAACCGCGCCCGCCAGATCTACGGCCTGCTCGCCGGGCGCGTGCTCACCAGCCGGCAGATTGCGCAAGAGCTCGGGATGACCTACGAGACGGCGGTGCGCGCCCTCTGGCGGCTGCGTCACATGGACGGCGTCGAAATCGTCTGCCTCGGCGAAGACGAGCCCGAGGCCGGCGGCGTCGTCGGAACCCACGGTGCATATTTATTCACCGTGCTCCTGCCCGAGGGCCGCGTCTGCGCCGATCCGGGCTGTTCGACGGTGCTCTGCCGGCGCAACCCGAGCCGCTTCTGCGGTCTGCATGGGGGGTGGCGCGGATGACGATCCTCTTCATCATCAGCGCCGTGTTCGCCGGCCTCTCCGCCGGCGCGGCCGGCGGCTTCATGGTCGCCTGCATGATGGCCTCCGGCGGACGCGAGGACGCTTTCCGCGCCGGCTACCGGGCGGCGAACCGATGGACGGAGGACGAGCTCGAGTGGGGCGGGAGCGAGGGGGTGGGGGATGAGTAGGGCAGTCGTCGTCCGGTCGCTCGCTGAGTGCGAGGCCAAGATCGAGACCTTCGTCGGTGCTTGGTATGAGGCCGGTCTCGCACTTGCCGAGATTGATCGCGGGCTGCTGTACATAGGCGCTGGCTATGACAGCTTCGCGGAGTACCTTCGTGGCCGCTGGAAGTGGACCTCGGGGAGGGCCTATCAACAAATAAGGGCTGCAAATGTGGCCCAAGTGTGTACCCGGGTACACAACGTGCCGCGCGATGAGAAACAGGCTCGGGTTCTCGTGCGTCTCCCAGATGAAGAAATCCTCGAGGTCGCCCGCCGCGTCGACTTCAACGACCCAAAGACGACCGCCGGCGTGGTCCGCGAGGCCGCCCGCCAAGTCCATCATATAAAGGCAGGCCGCGCGGCCGTTCCGGCCCCAGCTTTCGACAAGCCGACCTTCCGCGTCTTCTACGCCGATCCCCCGTGGCAGTACAGACAGACCGGCCTCACGGAGTACAGACCTGGCGTCGAAGGAGGCATGGTCGAGGACCAGTACCCGACGATGGAACTCGGCGAACTGAAGGCGCTGCCTGTGTCGCGGATGGCGCTGCCCGATTCGGTGCTCTTCCTCTGGGCGACGTCGCCTATGCTTGAAGACGCCTTAGAGCTCATGCGCGCCTGGGAGTTCGGCTACAAAGCCTCACTCGTCTGGGACAAGCATCATCCGTTCCGTGGGTCTTACGCTCATATCTCTCACGAACTACTCCTCATCGGCGTGCGCGGATCGTGCCCCGCCGACCAAGTCCACACGAAGGGCAGCGTCTTCTCCTTCAAGCGCACGAAGCATAGCCGCAAGCCTGACGAGTTCCGCGTCCTGATCGACTCCATGTACACCTTCGGCAATCGCATCGAACTCTTCCGTCGTGGCGACACCCCCGAGGGCTGGCACGTCTGGGGAAACGAGGCAAGCGATGGATGAACGGACCAGGGCCGACTTTGACGCTGCGGTGGAGGCCGGGAAGAAGTACGAGGACTTCGTGATGTCTGTCCTCTGGGACAACCACATCGTCTGCTTGCCGCATCGCTCGCGCTACTACCAGTGGGAGTTCGGCGAGAATCAGCAAGGGATCGAGATCAAGGAGGACAGAAAGTTCTCAACGACCGGCAACCTATTCGTTGAGACGAGAGAACGACGGACGACTGATGAGAGTAGCTCTTGGAGACCGTGCGGGATCTACGACGATCCTCCGCCGCGCCTGTATTGCATCGGTGACTACAGCACCATCTATCTCTTGCCGGTGAGCGTTCTTCGGTGGATGGCGGAAGCGGGCAGATTCGGCCACCAAGTAGCCAATGGCACGGGAACGGCCTATGGCTACTTGGTTCCGACTGTCACGGCAACCAAGTTCGCCGTCGACATCTTCACCCCGAATAGGGCGGCCACCGTTCCTGCAAACGACGACGAGATCCCTTTCTGATGGCCTGGCTCGAATCCCATCAGGCCCTGCGCGACCACCCGAAGAAGGACCGCCTCGCCGAACTGCTGTTCAACGGCACGACGGCGAACGACGTCGCCGACATGGCCGCCGTCGGCGTCCTGCACCATCTCTGGTGGTGGGCCCTCGACTACGCGCAGGACGGCGACCTTACCAAGTTCACTGATCGGCAGATCGCCAAAGGCTGCAAGTGGACCGGCGACGGCACCTTGCTCGTCGAGTCGCTCATCGCCGCCGGCTTTATCGACCGCAAGCCGCGCCGCATCCATGACTGGGGCGAATACGCCGGCAGACTCATCGTGAAACGCGAACAGGACCGCGAACGCAAGGCTAAATGGCGCGCGTCCGCAGGACAGGACGCGGACGCTCCGCAGGACGGCGCTGGTACAGACCTTTTAGACCTTAAAGACCTTAAGAACATTTCATCATCTGCATGCGCAGATGACGGCTTTTTGCACTTCTGGTCGGTGTATCCACGCAAGATCGGCAAGGTGCAGGCGAAGAAGCGCTGGTCGCGGATGACGAAGAAGGACCGCGGAATCGCAACGGCAGCAGCCGCGCACCTAGCCGACTGGCAACGCGAGACCGCGACCGAGCTCCAGTACGTCCCCCACCCGGCGACGTTCATCGGGCCGAAGCGCAGCTTCGAGGACTGGGCTGAGCGATGGCCGGCCGGATACAAGGCCGGCGACGCCGCGGCTGAGCCGGCGCCGACCTGTCCCGACTGCCGCAAGCAGAACAGCGACATGCCGCTCACCTACGACGAGGACGGCGACCTTCACTGTTCATTCTGCGGCTGGAAGGACGGCAGCCGCCACAAGGACTGGGCGCCGCGTCGTTTGGCCGACGCATGAAAGGAACCGGAGACCATGAGTGACCTGATCGACAGAGACGCGCTGCGGGAGGCGCTGCGGTCAACCGGTGCAAGCGGGGCCGCCGCGCTACTTGCCTACATCGCTGCCGCCCCGACCGTGCGCTGCGAGGAGTGCGTGCACCAACGGACGGGCGGAGACGCCTGCGGAGAAGACGTCGCAATCATGTTTGACGTTCCGCAGGCTCCTGGCTTCCCCGACTTCGGCTGCTGCTACTTCGAGAGGAGGCAGCCGTGAAAACCCTGCTCTTCGGCTCGCTGATTGCGGCCGTCGCTTGTCTCGAACCTCCGCTGTGGCTGAATCTGTCATGGCAGGATGGCCTTGTCATTCATGGCGGCGTGTTCGCCGTCATTACCTTCGCACTGGCAACGTGGCTTGCGGAGGGCGGCGACGAGAGGCGGCGGCCGTGAACACAGACACCATCAAGTTCAGACCACTCTCGCCCGACGAGGAGCCCACCGACGATGAGGTGTTGGTCGTCGGCACGCCGCCACAGATGCGGAGACTCGCGCGGAACCTCGCGGCGATGAAGCGCAAGGCGCGCAAGGCCAGCCGGGCGTCGCGGAAGAAGAACCGATGAGCTGGCCCAAGGACCCCACGATGCCGGACGTTGAAGTTCCGAGCCACACCTGCGATATGGGCCGCGACAACGAGGCCCGCACCGCCTCGGCGGTGCGGGAGTGGGACTTGACCTCAACCGACCCGTATTGCAACAAGGATGACGTCAAGGACGCCGCCGACGCCGCCATCGCGGCGCTGAAGGCACAACTTGTAAAGGAGCAACTTGTGGCCGCGGCCGACCTTGCCAAGTGCGAGCAGCAGAAGCGCGGTCTCGCCAAGGCGGCGAAGAAGGGCATAGTTGCGGCCAACAGGGTCATCGAGCTCGAGGCCCAACTCGCCGCCGCGCCAACGTGGGCCACAGTCAAGGCGCTTCAAGAGCAACTGAAAGAGGCCGAGTACGCGCTGGGAATTGCTCGTGTGTCAGAGGGCACGTATCGCGATATGACACACGCACTGACGGAATCCCTGGAGCAGGCCGAGGCCCGAGCCGAGGCGCTATACGAGAAACGTCTTCCCTGCCGTGAGGCAGAGATTGCACAGCGCAGATACGAGCAGGCCGAGGCCCGAGCCAAGGCGCTGGAGTGCTGCGCCACGTGTGACCACTTCGACTCCTTCGGCAGCGCGATGTATTGCACGATCGAGTGCCCCGAACGCATCGACGCCTACGACCACCAGCGCCCCTACGAGAGTCGCTGTCGGTACGAGCCGAGCCGGTGGACGAACAGCGGCGTGGAAGGGGGGACGGGATGAGCGACATGAGCGGCCACCCGATGTTCGACCCCGCCAACGGAGCATGGTTCTACTACGAGGCGTGGATAGCGGACCTCAACCGCATCGCCGAGCTTGAGGCCGAACTAGCCGCTCGTCCTCGCGGCATCGGCGACGGCGACATCCAAGCCCTGTTCGACCGCGCAGAGAAGGCCGAGGCGAAAGCGGACGTAGCCGAAGATGCGCGCCAGTCGTGGAAGGACCGCGCCGAGCAGGCCGAGGCCCGAGCGACATGAGCGGCCACCCGATGCCGGAGAAGCTGCGGGAGTGGGAGGAACACCGCGCCCTCGCCGGATGTGAGACGGAGACCGGACTACGCATCCTCGTCGCCAAGGCCGACGCCGCCATCGCCGAGTTGCGGTCAGACGCCCGCGACGGGGCCGACTACACACATCAAATCGAGATGCAATACGAGGAGGAGAAAGAGCGCGCCGAGAAGGCCGAGGCCAAGGTTGCGGAACTCAACCGCGTCCTTGCGACGGGCCGCGAGGAGTACGAGCTGGTCGTGGCCGAGATGGACCGGCGCGGGGAAGAGGTGGCGCGGCTGAAGCAGTTCCCCGACGAGGTGGTGAAGGCCCTTGAGAACGCGCGGATAGCGCCTCCTACCCTGTCTGGGTCTGAGGAATACAACGAAGGCGTTGCGCGCTGCGTTGAGATTGCCGCTGCACTCGCCGCCCGCAAAGAGAGGAGGCAGCCGTGAGCCGTTCGGGCGACTGGATGATCGACCGGATGAACGAGGACGAGCTGTTGCAAGAGGCGGACGCCATCATCCCCCTGGACGAGGAACAGGCGGAAGCGCTCCGAGCCCTCAGCGAGTCTATCAAGAATGAACAGAGGCTCGAGACTGAGGTGGCGCGACTGAGGTTGTGGCGTTCCGACGAATCGCTTCTCGCCATTCGTGCCGTAGCCGAGGGATGGGGATACGCTCGTCTGGCAGAATCCCAAGCCGACCTCGCCGCCCGATACGAGGCCGAGCATGGCCAGTGACGCGATCCCCTGCACGGAGAAGCAGGCGCAGAAGGCCGTCGTGGACCTCTTTCGCCTCTACGGTTGGAGCGTGGACGTCATGCAGGAGGACGTGCGGGTCGGCTCGCGGGGGATCCCCGACCTGCTCTGCACGTCACCACATGGTCTTCAGGTCTGGCTCGAGATGAAAAAGCCTGCATCCAAGCTCAATCCGCGGGGCCGCGTGCGCAAGGCGCAGAAGGCGCGGCTCATCGAGTGGCGTAGGCGCGGCGTAGCGTGCTGCGTGGCCGACGGCGTGGGAGACGATCTCGAGACCGTCGCCCGTCTCCGGGGTGAGGACATGCGCGCCTCGTTGCGCGTCTACTGCGACCTGCTCATGCGCTCGTTCTCTTGGTGGCCGGCCCGGTGACGAGCGTCGTGACCGAGACGAAGTACCTCGCGCCGGCCGGCTATCAGGCTCGCCACGATCCGGACTTTCCAGACGTAATCGCCGGCCAGCTCATGCGCCACGTAGGCGAGTGGGTCCGCTTCACGGGCTACGATTCCTGGGCGGTTCGCGACGTCGTGCAGATGCTGCGCCGCTTCGGTGTCAATGTGCTGGGCTCCAGGCAGCGTGGCTACTCCATCCCGTACGAAGCGCCCTTCCGCCGTGCCCGCTACGTCCATCTGCGCGCCGCCGCAGCCTGGCCGCCGGAGGATGCGCCACCCGACCAGCCCGGACAACTCACGATGCTTGACGATGAGGCGGTAGACTAATGGCCATCGACGACCCGCTTGAGATTCTGCGCGACGCCGGGATCGAGTGCCCGGAGGTGGCAGAGTACGAGGAACGTTCGTGGCACGAGGAGGACGGCGATGCCACATGGCACGAGCAGGTCATTGCTCGCGGCGATATCGCCATCCTCGCCCTCGCCCGGCTGGCGGTGAAGCAGCAGACGACGCTTTTCGCCGTGCTCGATGCGGTGGATCGGTTCACCAATGTCGGGGCATGGATGGACTGGACCCTATTCTGCGAGTGGCTGAAGGCGACCTATCCCGACCTCGACGCCCGCTGGGAGGCGCGCGATGACTGACGGCCCACTTGAGATTCTGCACGAGGCCGGGATCGAGTTGGACGAGTCTTGGATGGGGGGACTGGATGAACGTCGGGCAGCGTGACACTCTGTTGGCCATCCTCGAAAGCCCCAAGTTCAGGCTCGCGGGTCGGTACGAATCCGCTCCCGATGTGCTGCACTATGCCCCCTGGCCTGGAGAGTACGACGCAGACGCGTTCAAGGTCCGCATCGTCCTCCCTATTGCTGAGTGGACGGTGCGTGACACGCTCGCTGTTCATCAGGTAGCGAGCGACGTCGGGGTCAATGTCCGGATCGCCGGTCTGCCACCGGACAAGCTGATGGTGATCTGGCGATGAGTGACCTCACCCCGGAGCAGGTGAAGAAGGCGGGGCGGCCAGCCGTAGCCTTCCACGCACGCGGCATGTACGTCTACTTTCCATTTCGCGATGCCTTCGTGTGGTTCGACTCGTGTCCCATGAGGCCAGTGGTAGTGGATGAGGACGATGTAGCTCTGCGCGCTGGCTGGCAGCACTTCTTCCCCGACTGTGACTGCGAATTCTGCGAGGAGGCCCGCCATGCTTGATGACCCGCTTGAGATTCTAGGCGAGGCCGGGATCGACCCGGTCGACTTCGCTCTCGTGGCCGAGAACCTGAAGCCGCAACGCATCATTGACCGCCGAGAAGACTGCGCCATGTGCGCCCTCCAGCGTATCGCCCGGCTGGCGGCGAAGCTACAGCAGTCTAGCGACAAGTACAAGTGGCAGCGGGACGACATGGCTGCGAAGATGCTCAACCCCACGGTCGCTGTGACCAACCCAGGGAAGGCCCGCGATGCCTGACGATCCGATGAGTACCTGGCGTGTGTGGTGCGTTGACGGCGACGACCAACGTCTCTCCAGTGTAGACAGCGACATCGAGTTCACTTGGCGGTGGGTTGATCACTGGACGCTCGCAGCAGTGCTGCCGCCCGACAAGGAGATGCGGATCATCGTCAAACGCGGCATCCTGACACATTTCCATTGCGAGAACATAGCGCATCCCGGCATCGCCCTGAGGGCCTCGGTCAATTGGGACCAGCACGTCTGGGCAGGGAACACCGTGACCAGCAGCGACCTCACCCTCAAGATGGACGAGGGTGCCATCCTCCTCTTGGAGGAATACATGCCATCGAGGCCGGTGTGAACGCCTATCTTGAGCGCGATTGCGAGTTCTGTAATGAGTGACCTGACGCTGGAACAGGTGAAGAAGGCGGGGCGGTTCGCATGGGAAACGAGCTACACCAATGGTCTTAGCGTGTTCGTCCCCGGAATCGGGTTCGCATGGATTCAGCACGACGCTGATGACGCGGATCCGGAGACGGGGATTGTCAACACAGGCGCCGACATGCTCCACCCACCGATAGACGAACCCGACGGCTGGCACCATCTTCCCAGCTGCGACTGCGAGTTCTGCCGGCCGTGAGCGGCCACGCTGAGAAGCGCACGAGTCCGCGTACCGGCCGCGTCACTTGGCGCGCCGTGCTCTACGTCGACGAATCCAACGGCGGCCCCCGGCGCGAGACCGTGGGGCACTACCGCACGAGGACCGAGGCCCTGTCCGCGATCGGCGACCGCAGCGACGAGATCCGCGGCGGCATGGAGGCCGACGCCAAGCTGACGGTCAAGCAGCTGCTGACGCGCTACCTCGTCGGCGCCGAGCTCGGGGCCAAGACGCGCGAACGCTACGCCGGCATCGTCGACGACACGCTCGTGCCCGTCTTCGGCGAGCTGCTCGCGGCCCGTCTGCGTCCCGCCGCCGTGCAGGAGTGGCAGGCGGCACAGCTCAAGAGCGGGCGCCGCGACGGAGACGGCTACGCGCCGGCCACCGTGCGCCAGCAGCGCGCCGTGCTCTCCGGCGCCTACGAGTGGGCGCTCGCCATGGGCATCGTGCGCACCAACCCGGTGCGCCGCGTGAAGGCGCCGAAGGGCCGCACGGTCAAACAGCCGGCGCCGTCATTGGCCGAGGCGGTCGCCGCGGTCGAGGCCTGCCGCGGCAGGGCGGCCCATCTGGTCGCCCTGCTCTGCCTGACCTGCGACGTACGCCGCGGCGAGGCCTTGGCGCTCACGTGGGAGCACGTCGACCTCGAGCACGGCGTCGCGCTGGTCTGCGCCTCGCTCTCACAGACCAAGGCCGAGGGCGTGTTCGTCAAGGACACCAAGGCCGGGCGGGAGCGCCGCATCCCGATCCCGGCGAGCACCATCGCCGAGCTCTTCGCCCACCGCGAACGCCAGGACGCCGAGCGCGCCGTCGCGGGGCCCGGCTACTCGGACGCCGGCTACGTCTGCGCCAAGGGCGACGGTCAGCCGCTGCGTCCCGACACGGTGAGCCACTCGTTCTGCGAGATCACGGCCCGCCGCGGCCTGGCCGTCTCGCTCCACGACCTGCGGAGGGCGTACGCGACCTACTTCGCCACCCGGCAACTGCTCGACCCCGAGTCCCTGCGCGACCTGCTCGGCCACGTCGACGTGCGGACCACCTTCGACTACTACGTCGAGGCCGTGCCCGAGCTCCAGCGCGCCGCCGTGAACGCCTTCGACGAGGCGCTCGTGAAGGCGTCGAGGGCGACGAAGGAGCCGGGGCTGCGGCTGGTCACGTAGGACTCACGTTCCGATTCGGCAGACTTCAGGCTAAAGGGTTGCAGTCGTTGCGCCGATGGGTATACTGACACTGTAAGGCAGCAACGAAGGGAGCGGAGATGACGGACCAGGAGAGGATCGCTCAACTCGGCAGGATTGACCAGGCCCGCAAGGCCAATGAGGCCCGCACCCTGGCCGCCATCGCTGCCGCTCAGGCCGCTCGCAAACCCACTCGCAAGACGCTCCCTCCGTACGCCGACGACATCTGCCCGCTCTGCCACACCCGTTGCTACGGCGATTGCACCGCGTCCAAGCAGTACTGACAAGGAGGAGACGATGACGACCGTCGACGAATGCATCTACTGCCGCGCCGAGGTACACGACCCCGACCCAGTGCCCGACGTCGACGACGATGAGGCATGGGCGGCTATCGCCAGCGACCACGAACACGACTGTGAGTGGGTACTCACGCGCGCCCACCGCATCGAGCATGCCTGAGAAGCGCCTCATCTCCGCCGCCGAAGCCGCCCGCCGTCTCGGCGTCGACAAGTCTACGACCACGCGCTGGATCGCAGCCGGCAAGTTGCCGGCGTTCCGCACACCGGGCGGCCATTGGCGGGTGCGAGCCGTGGACGTGGAGGCGCTTCGTTCATTCTCTGGACACCAAGTCGGCTCCAAATCGCGTCTCCGCCTCCTGCCCGGCGGCAAGCCCGGCGGCGAATCGCCTGCAAAGTAGGCGCCTTCGGCGGGGCTCGAGGTGGCGCCCCCAACGGAATTCGAATCCGTGAGGGCGCCTGCGCAGGCGGTCGGGCCAGTACGCGAAACGGGCGTTTTGCAGGCTGATTGCCGTGTCGTGAGTCGGCGCTGTCGGGTGCGGGTCGGCTGGCTGGGCGTCCGTTGGGCGCCGAATGGGCACCACGCCGCCGGGATTCCTCACGTAGAGCGGCCCGTGCCTGCGCCCTAGCGTGGGGGCATGGACTCGGTCCCGATCCTCAAGCGGTGTACGAAGTGCGGCGAGGAGAAGCCGGCGACAGGTGAGTTCTTCTACCCGCACCCGCGCTATCGAAATGGCCTGACCGCTCAATGCCGGGCGTGTAGAGGTGCGCGTCACCAAGCCTGGTATCGAGAAAACCTGGAACGTGAACGCGCGTTGTCTCGAACCAGAACGAGAGAACGCCGGAGCGCAGACCCAGAAAGGGCCAGGGAGTACGACCGTGCTTGGTCGGCCGCCCATCGCGAGAGCTGCTTAGCGGCCGGGCGGAAGTATCGCCAATCGCACCGAGACGAAATGGCCGCGCGGGGAAGGGCGTATCGAAAGCGAGTCTACGATGCGGCAGCGGATTGGGTTCGTGAATCGGGCGGCTGCTGTGTGTGCGGCTATGTCTCTACTGAAGCGGTGGATGCCCACCATATAGACCCTTCGAAGAAAGAAAACACTGTTGCAGCCATGAAGAACGGTACGGTCGAGCGCCTGCTCGATGAGCTAGATCGATGCGTTCCCATGTGTGCTAACCACCATAGGATGTTCCATGCCGAGTCCCGCAACGGCTGCGCCGACTGGCCCCTCGAAGACATCATCGCCAAGCTCAAGCGCGAGCACGAGGCATGGGTGCTGGAGCAGGCGGCGGCGCAGGAACGGCTGCCGGTATGAGCTACCTCCCCCTCGTCACCCCCTTCGGCATCTGGCTCCAGATGCGGACCCACGGCCGCCTGCACGTCTGGCTCCTTCGCGGGGTCTGGACGCAGGAACTGCGGCACGAGCTGCCGGCGCTGTGAGTGTGCCAGCCACAGCGACATGCGAACGGCCGGTGACAACCGCAAGGCGCGGCGGCCGTCTCCGCCACCGCCGCAAGCGGCGCTGTAACCTCTGCGGCTGCGTCCTTGCCGACGACGAGCCCGCGGGGGTCCTGGTCTGCTCGCCCTGCCGACGTACCCGCCGCGACTACCGTCCCGCCGCCGACGCCGCGTTTGACGCCGAGCTCGAGCGCCTGTTTCGCGCCCATCCCGGCGAGACCATCCACCTCTGTCAGGCCCTCGGCGTGCCGCTCTGTCGCAGACGTGAAGTGTGGGTCGCCGTGCGGCGTCTGCGCCGGCGCCTCACGATCGTCGGCATCCGCTACACCGGCGGCTACGTCTACCTGCCGGCCGAGGTTGTGCCACCGGCAGGCGGACGGGCGTGGTGAGGTGAGGGCATGAACGCGCCGACATATAGCGACGATCTCAAGGCCGCAGTGCTCGCCGTCTATAGGGCAGATGGTCCTGCGGCCGCCGTCCGTGCATATGGTCCACGGCCATGTGAGCGCACGATCTGCAGGTGGGCAAAGCAACGTGGCGTGGTCTGCGTTGCTACCACGAAAAAGGCGACGGAGGCGGCGAACGCTCTTCGCGCCGTGAAGCGTGCGGAGCTCAGCGTCAAACTTCTCGACCGCGCCACCGAGATGCTCGACCGTATGGGCGAGACGATGAAGACATGGGTCGGCACTGGCGCCAAGCCCGTCGAGGTCGAGCTGGACCGGCCGCCCGCCTCGGTCTGCAGGGACCTGGCCACGACTGTCGGTATCCTCATCGACAAACTGCGCCTCGAAGCGGGCCAAGCCACCGACCGCGTCGAGGTCCTCGCTTTGTCCGAGATCGACGCCGAGATCGCACGCCTGGAGGCGCAGTTTGCCAACTCCCCTGACGGTACCGGAAGCGCGCCAGCGTCTTGAGTCGCTGCGGCGGCTGCGCGCTCTGCGTCTGCACGAAGAGGCCGAGCGCCTGCGCCGCTTGCCGATACGTCGCTACTGGTCCGACCCCGTAGCCTTCGCCGCCGATTGCATCGCTTGGCCGGAGGGCAAGTTCCTTGCCGACTACCAGCAGGAGACGCTCGCCAATCTCGTCACCTATCGCCGTGAGAGCGTGCGTGGTCCACACGGCCTCGGCAAGACTTGCTGCGCCGCCATCCTGGTGCATTGGTTTGCACTCACTCGGGACGGCGAGGACTGGAAGGTGCTGACCACGGCCAGTGCTTGGCGACAGCTCGAGGTCTACCTCTGGCCGGAGATCCACAAGTGGGCGCGCCTGCTGCGTTGGGACGTCATCGGACGGGACCCGTACCGATCCTCCGAGGAACTACTGCACCTCAACCTCAAACTCACGACGGGGCAGGCGTCGGCCGTGGCCTCCGACCGTCCGGAGCTGATGGAAGGCGCCCACGCCGATCACATGTTCTATCTCTTCGACGAGTCCAAGGCCATCCCGGCGGCGACCTTCGACGCGGCCGAGGGAGCCTTCTCGACCGGTGATTGTTACGCGCTCTCCGTCTCCACGCCGGGTGAGCCCAATGGCCGCTTCTTCGAGATTCAGTCGCGGCGCGCCGGCACCGAGGACTGGCACGTGACGCACGTCGCCCTCGCGGAGGCCATCGCCGCCGGGCGCGTCTCTGGGGACTGGGCCGCACAGCGGCGCCGGCAATGGGGCGAGGCGTCGGCCGTGTACCAGAACCGCGTACTCGGCGAGTTCGCGACCTCAGATGAGGCTGGCGTCATCCCCTTGGCTTGGGTGGAGGCGGCGAACGAGCGTTGGCTGGCCTGGGAAGAGTCGAAGGCAGGCGCTCCGCTCACCTGTCTCGGCGTCGACGTGGCCCGCGGCGGCGCCGACAAGACGGTGCTGGCGCTGCGTAGTGGTCCCATCATCACGGAGCTGCGCGCCTATACCCAGGGCGACACGATGAGCACCACGGGGCACGTCGCCGGCGTGCTACGCGCTGGCGCTGCGTATGCCGTGGTCGACGTCATCGGCATCGGCGCCGGCGTCGTCGACCGGTTGCGCGAAGAGAGTTTCAACGTGGTGGCCTTCAACGCCGGCGAGGGTACACCGGTACTCGACATCTCCGGCGAACTCGGCTTCGTCAACAAACGCAGCGCGGCGTGGTGGGCGATGCGCGAGTTCCTCGACCCGGCCCACGACTCGCAGGTGGCACTGCCGCCCGACGACCTTCTGACCGGCGACCTCACGGCGCCGAAGTGGCGCGTGACCAGCGGCGGCAAGATCGCCGTCGAGAGCAAAGACGAGATCCGCAAGCGCATCAGCCGTTCGACCGACTACGCGGATGCCGTGATCCAAGCGTTCTACACGCCGCCGGTCCTGCCCCAGCAGGTGCGCCTCGTCTACGAGGACGACACCGGCTTCATGCCGCCCTACTAGAAATCTGTGCCACTCCGCCGCTTGACAGCCGTCAGTGTGGCGAGGGATGGACATCGTCGACCTCTCGACACTCGCGCACGGCGGCAACGGCTCCGGACCGCAGACGGCCACCGCTGTCGCCGAGGCGCTGCAGCTCTACCAAGAGCGGCTCGCCGAGCTCGAGCTCGCGCTGGAGGACCGCGGCTGGGCGCAGATGGCGATGTTCGGCGCGCAAGAGTTCTCCCGCGACGGACTCGGGCACATCGTCGAACTGGCGCGCCTCATGTACCGCAAGAACCCGCTGATCAACCGCGGCGTCGAGGTACAGCGCCTCTACGTCTGGGGCCAGGGCGTCGCCGTCTCCTGCGACGACGAGCGCGCCAACGAGGCCGTGCAGGAGTTCATCTGCGACCCCGGCAATCAGCGCGCTCTCACGGGGCAGCAGGCGGCGAGCGACGCCGAGAAGGAGCTGCAGGTCGCGGGCAACGTCTACATCGCCTGCTTCCTGCCGGCGAGCTCGGCCGACGTGCTGCGCGTGCGCACCATCCCCTTCGAAGAGGTCGTCGAGGTCGTCTGCAACCCCGAGGACCGCTCCGAGCCCTGGTACTACAAACGCGCCTGGAACGAGCAGCGCCTCGATCCCCTCGTCGGCGCCATGATCGGGAAGATGCGCACGGCCTACTACCCGGACTGGCGCTACGAGCCGACGGGGGACGACAGGCCCGAGGAGATCGGCGGCAGCCCCGTTGCGTGGGACTCCCCGGTCTACGCCGTCAAGGTCGGCGGCTTCGCCAGCGACCTCTTCGGCACCTCCGAGGTCTACGCGGCCCTCGACTGGGCGCGGCTGCACCGCGAGAACCTCGAGAACTGGGCCTCGATCACCAAGTCGCTGGCGCGTTTCGCCTGGAACCTGAAGACGACGGGCGGCGCCAAGGGCGTGGCGGCCGCCAAGGCCAAGCTCGGCACCACGGTCGGCAGTTCGAGCGGCGAGACGAACCCGCCGCCGCTGCCCGGTTCGGTGTTCGTCGCCTCGGGCGAGAACGCCCTCGACCCGATCAAGACCGCCGGCGCCACGTCCTCGCCCGCCGATTCGCGCTTCCTCCTCCTGCAGGTCTGCGCCGCCATGGGCCTGCCCGAGTTCTTCTTCGGCAACGCCGACGTGGGGAACTACGCGACCTCGAAGACGCTCGACCGTCCCACGGAGATGAAGTTCGTCGAACGTCAGCGCCTCTGGCGACAGGTGTTGCTCGACCTCTGCACCCTGGCCTGTACCTCGCGCGGGATCGAGCCCAGCGAGGATATTGACGTCGCCTTCCCGCCGGTGCTCGAGCACGACGTCGACGCCGCCATCACGGCGCTCGTCAGGGGCGCCACCCTAGACGGCAAAGCGTCGGTCGTGATCCCCGACATGGCGGAGCTGGCACGACTCGTGTACGGCATCCTCGGCATCGACGACGCCGACGCCAAGATCGCCGCCATGTTCCCCGACGGCGCCGCCTCGACGCAGGTCGGTCAGCAGGAGGTGCAGCTGGCGGCGGCGCTCGCCGACCTGCGCGAGACACTGGTGAAGGCGGCCGCCGATGTCTGAGCTGCTGGAGGCCGTGACGCGCGCCGAGGCGGAACTGCTGGCCTTGCGCCGTGATCGCGCCGTGGCGGGGGCCGAGAACGAGCTCACCGCGCTCTACGTCGGGCACTTCGCCCGCGAGTGGCGCGAACTACGGCGCAAGCTGGCCACCTTCCGCGCCCTCTTCCCGGCCGCAGAGGCGCTGGGCGCGGCTGAGACTCGACGCTTCATCGCACAACTATCCGCCGTGCAGACCGTGGCCGCGGCGAAGCTGACCAAGAGCGTGGCCGAGAAGCTCTGGAAGGCGTTCCAGGCGGGCCACCGCCAGGCCGCCGCGCAGATGCTCTTGCAGGTCTCCTTCAAGGCGCCGCAACCGCGCGCGGCGGCCTGGCTGGCGCGGCACGCCGCCGAGCTCGTCAAGGGCATCGACGAGACCACGCGGGCTCGTGTCGCCAGCCTCGTCACGCAGGCCGTCGAAGAGGGCTGGAGCTACGGCCGCACGGAGCAGGAACTGAAGACGCTCTACGACGGCTTCCGCGCCGCCCGTCCCCAGCTGCACATCCGCAGCCGGGCTCGCCTGATCGCCGTGCACGAGGCCGCCGTGGGCTACGGGCAGGGACAGATGGAGCTCGGCCGCTGGCTGGCCGACGGCGGCCTGAAGGTGGAGAAGTCGTGGCTCACCGCCGGCGGCGAGCGTGTCTGTGAGCTCTGCGCCGGCAACGAGGGCGACGGCTGGATCGGGCTCGAGGACGACTTCTCCAGCGGGGCCGAGTGTGAGCCGGAACATCCCGGGTGCCGCTGCGTAGTTATGCAACAGGTCGCCAAGGAGGCGGCTGCCGCATGATCAAGGAGGCCGAGATGACCAACCAGGGCACGCTGGCGATGCCGAGCGATGCCGTGCTCAAGCTCAAGTCGCTGCGCCTCGAGCTGGCCGAGACCGAGGCCACGTCCGAGGCTGTCGACCCCAACGTCGGCGGCGGCGTCGACCGCGAGAAGATCCCGGCCGCCGACTTCGCCGGCAAGCACCGCTCGTTCCCGATCGTCACGCCGCAGGACGTCGCCGACGCGGCGGCCTCCATCGGGCGCGCCGGCCCCGACAACTACTCCACCGACGAGCTGAAGGCGCGCATCATCACCATCGCCAAGCGCAAGGGCCCGTCGTTCGTAGCGCGGCTGCCGAAGGCGTGGCAGGCGTCGGAGTCCGGCGCCGAGGAGGCCGAGGAACTGCTCGGCGACTGCATCGCCCTCTCGGAGCGCGCCGTCGCCGACGACGGCACCTTCCCGGTGAAGCTCATTCAGCCCGGCTGGGGCAGCAGCGGCTACTACAGCCGGGAACTGCTGCAGCGTGACGTACCCACAGCCTTCCCCGCCGGCACGCAGATGTACTGGAACCACGCCTCGCCGAACGAAGAGGCGCAGCGTCCGGAGGGCGACCTGCGCAGTCTGGCGGCGGTACTCGTCGAAACGCCGCACTACGAGGAGGACGGCGCGGCCGGCTCCGGCATGTACGCCAAGGGCAAGGCGTTCGGCGACTACAAGGCGCACATCGAGGAGCTGGCGCCGCACATCGGCGTCTCGATCCGCGCCTTCGGCCGCGGCGTGAAGGGCGAGGCCGAGGGCCGCAAGGGCCGCATCATCGCCGAACTTCAGACGGGGCGCAGCGTCGACTTCGTCACCCGGCCCGGCGCCGGGGGCCGCGTCCTCGAACTGTTCGAGAGCGCCCGAACGGGCGTACCCACACCATCAGCTACGAAAGGTCACGACATGCCCGACGAGACGGCACTGCAAGAGACCGAGGCGAAGCTCGCCGAGGTCCAGACGAAGCTCGCTGCGGCTGAGGCCACGGTGGCCGAACAGGCCGCGGCGATCAGCGCCAAAGACGCCGAGATCGCCAAGGCGCACGAGGCCGACATGCTCGCCAAGGCCGCGGCCGTCGTCACCGAGGCGCTCGCCAAGGCGAAGCTCCCGGACGTGACCAAGACGCGACTGTCCGGCGTCCTCACCGCGAACCCGCCCGTCAAGGACGGCACGCTCGACGAGGTCGCCTACGCCGAGGCCATCAAGACGGCCATCGACGCCGCCGCGGCCGAGGTCGCAGCCATCGCCGGAGCCCGCGTCACGGGCATGGGCGGCGGCGGTTCCGGTAGCGACAAGGCGGCCCTGCGTGAGTCCTGGGTGAGCAAGTACCTCGCCGAGGGTCAGAGCAAGGAACGCGCTGAGCAAATGGCCGACCTGGCCACGAGTCGGAGGTAAGACATGCCCGCTCTGTATCTCGCAACCGGCCGCACCGCCGGGACTGAGATCTCCAGCACCTACGAGGGTCGGCACATCACCCTCGAGGAAAGCTACCTGACGCACGCCGCGGGTGGTGACGGGCTCGTCAACGCAGGCAGCCCCGTCAACGTGGGGAGCATCGTCGGCGTGGCCTTCACAAGCGCCGCGGCGGCGACCGATCTCATCGCTGTCGACACCGAGGGCATCTGGTTCCTCAACGTCGTCGCCTCCGACGGCAGCGGCGTCAGCGACGTGATCCCCGGCGACCAGCTCTACATCGCCACCGGCGTCGTCTCGAAGATCTCGACCGGCGTCCCGTTCGGCAAGGCCCTCGGTAACCTGGCGGGTTCAGCCGTAGCGGCGGTCTGCGCCGTCAAGGTCCACGGCGAATCGCTGATCGGCGGCTCGTCCCTGGTCGGGCACCGCTTCACGGCGAGCTTCCCGACCTTCGTCGCGGCCGACGTGGCCAAGTCGTTCTTCATCGCCCCGTTCGCCTGCAAGATCATCTCGGCCTACGAGTCGCACGTCACGGTAGCCGGTCAGGCCGGCACCCTGAACGTCGAGAAGTGCACCACGGGCGAGGCCCCTGGCGCCGGCGACGTGACCCTGGCCACGGGCTGGGACTTGACCTCGACCGCCAACACGCCCGTCTCCATCGCCAGTCTGGGCACGGCGGCCGCCACCTTGGCGGCGAGTGACCTGCTGCGCCTGAAGCTGACGGCGGGCGCGGCGACCTCCTACGCCGGCGCCACCGTCACCGTGCTGCTGGAGGCAGTGTGAACCTAGCCGGCGCACACGAGCAACGACCCGCCCACAAGGAGGGCACGAAATGACTGAGTTCCTGAACGCCAACGACGCTGAGGGCGCCGGCTACTTCCCGGTCGGCTCCATCCCCGTCTCCGAGGCCGGCCTCACGCAGCTCAACGAGGTGATGCGCAAGGACCCGCGCAGCCTCTCGCACTGGCTGCACGGCCTGCATGACGGCGTCGAGGTCGGCAACTTCTCAGAGGCCGTGACGACGAGCAACTTCCCCCTGCTCTTCGGCGTCCTTGTGCAGAATGACATGCTGGCCAAGTACGGCATCAGCGTCGCCGATTGGCGCGCCTACTGCGCCACCGGCACGATGCCCAACTTCAACATCGCCACGAAGCACAAGGTCTACGGGCAGGACGACCAGCTGCCGGAGGTCGCCCAGAAGGGCGAGTACCTGGTCAATGAGTCGGGCACCGGCCACTACCACGGCCAGCTGAAGAAGTACGGCAGGCAGTTCGACATCAGCTGGGAAGCGATCATCAACGACGCGATGGGCGCCTTCGACGACATCGCCGCGCGCTTCGCCAACGCGGTTATCCGCACCGAGGCGCGGCACGTCACCCAGCTGATCAGCGACGGCACCGGCCCCCATGTCGGTCTCTTCGGCTTGCCGATCACCGACGTCGACGGTCAGGCCGTGACCAACCAGGGCGTCCTGCCGCTCACCATCGGCAACCTCGAGACGACCATGGCCCTGATGGCGGCGCAGACCGACCCCAACGGCGAGCCGATCGCGGTGCGTGGCGTACATCTCGTCGTGCCGACGACCCTGGAGTACACCGCCCGGGCCATCCTGACCAGCGCCCTGATGCTGAGCACGGCGGCGGCGCCGATCCCGGCGACCAACATCGTCCCGCAGCTGGGCCTCAATCTGCACGTCGACCCCTACCTGATGGTGGTCGACACCGCAGCCACCAACGACACGACCTGGTATCTGTTCGCCGAGCCCAGTCAGGGCAAGGCGATCGAGATGGACTACCTCAGCGGACGGCAGGCCCCGGAGATCTGCATGAAGGCCTCCGACAAGGTCGCCATCGGCGGCGGGCCCATGGACCCGTTCAGTGGCGACTTCGCCACGGACAACGTGTTCTACCGCGTGCGGTGCGTCCATGGCGGCTGGCGGCTCGACCCCAGGTACTGCTACGCCCAGGTCGGTCCGTAAGCCGAACTGATCGCGGCCCTGCGCCCCCAGCCCATCCCGGGGGCGCAGGGCCGGACGTGAGAGACAAGGAGATATGACGATGCCGATCTGCCCGATCTGCGGCGAGATGATGGGCAAGCCGACTTCCATGGCGGTCAACGAGCGCAAGCCCGTTGAAATCGCTGAGGCGCCGCCCGAAGAGACGACGGTCGCGGCGCCGGACACCGAGCCCTACGCGCTGCTCACCAACCGCGAGCTCGCGGCGCTCATCGACGGACGGCCCGGTTTGGCCGTCCCAAAGCGCGTCAACAAGGACAACCTCATCGCGGTCCTGATGGCGGACGACGCTCAGGTGTGACGTGGCCTACACCTACGACCTCACCACCACCACCGGTCAGGTGCGCCTGCTCTGCCGCGACACGGACATCGTGCCGACCACAGGCGCGCTCTACTCCGACGAAGAGATCGGCGTCTTCCTGACGCTGAACGACTCGGTCGTGCTCTTGGCCGCGGCCACGGCGCTCGAGAACGTGGCCGCCAACGAGGTCCTGGTGCAGAAACGCATCCGTCTGCTCGACCTGCAGACCGACGGTCCGGCAGAGGCGACGGCGCTGCGCGCGCTGGCCGCCTCGTTGCGCGAGCAGTACGAGTCCGCCGGCGCCTTCGACTGGGCCGAGATGGTGACCGACCCAGCCACCTACACCGAGCGCGTCTACGATGAGGCGGTGCGCGAGTGAGCGCCCTCGTACACCCGCACATGCTGGCCGCCCTGGCCGACTTCTACCCCTCGCTCTGCACCCTGCAGTCGCGGGCGGCCGACGACGAACTCTGGGGCGCGCCGTCTGTCAACGCCTACGGCGTGCCGGACGGCGACCTTGCCGACGTCGTCGGCCTCATCGGCCTCGCCTGCAGCGTCAATCAGCCGCCGCGCAGCAGTCAGGCGCAGGAGACGCGCTTCCCCGACAAGACCGTGACCACGGCGACGCACTGCATCGCCCTCGCCGGCTACTACCCGACGATCACGACCGCGATGGTCGCCGTAGTCGGCGCCGTCACCTACAACGTGCTCTCGGTCGCGCACGACGCGCAAAGCGCCTCTACGTGGCTGCTGGTCGAGCTGGTGACGACGTGAAGCTGAGCCTGCAGGTCCTCGGCGAGCAAGAGGTCGCGCTAAAGCTCGACCGCGCCGCCCTGGCGGCCTG